GTGATTTTATCTCCATCAGAAGGAGCAGTACCATCAGCTCCACTGGTTAAACTTGAGGTTTTTACGAATGAACCGCCACTAATACCAGAGGCATATTCTGCACCCGCGGTTGCAGCTAATCCCCATGCAGTAATAAGACCACCAGCATCTGTATAAGCATCACCTATTGCGTTGTGATCCATCCACCAAACATATTTTGATCTACGATTAAGAACATCAACATAATAAGCTGATGTACCATCTTCATATTTTGCACCTTTTGCGACTGAAGTACCAGTAAAAGTTTCTAAACCTGTTTCTCTATTTCCTGTCCATTCTCCGTCTTCATCTATAACTACAACGTGTACTTCATCATAGAGAGCACCTTTTGCAGCAGAATGTTCTGTAGTTACTGGTTCTTTATCAAAAAGACCAGCGTATTCCCAAGTTCTGGAATATGTTTGAGCAACTGCAGTATTTGTGAACGGTGTAGAAACGAGTATTACAGAAGAATTGGTTATTGCATTGACTCTTCTTTCTTCTCCGTTAATTTTGATGATATCACCGGCTGTAAATTGTTTATCAAAAGCTGTTGCAAGAAGATCAGTTGTTCCAGTTTGAGTTACAGTTGTACTATTTGCTGTTACTCCAACTGTTCCTAACATATTCCTTGCTGGTTCTGAAAATGCTGACCTCTTTAAACGAACAGCCGTGTTACCCGCAGCAATCGCTGATGTAGGTGAAATTGATACTGCTGCAACTGTGTTTGAAGTAATTGCACTAATGACAGCGCTGTATGTGTTTCCTTCAGCAACAACACTATTGATTATATCACCAATTCTCAATTCTGTTCCAAAAAGAGTAGAAGTTCCAGTTACAACTCCGTCTGTATGAACATTAATTGATCCTGTAAGTGTTACATCAGAGTTTCCAGCAACTACTGTATTTCCAGTTGCGAGGTTGGCTCGTGTTGGGCCGCAGAGAGAAACTTTAAGACTGTTTCCCAAATCCCCCGCCCATTTAGCACACCAATCACCTTGAGTAGCTACTGGTGCTCCTTCTTGTTCAGAATATGTTGCTTGGTAATGTGATGTGTTTGAAATTAAAACAACAGTTCCACTTGAAGAAGCGTTCTTCATTGCTGTGTTTGTAGTCCTTACAACATGAAGTGCACTTGAATACGTTAGAAAGTTTGCTGCTGTTAAAAATGAAGCGTATGTATTCGCGTCAGGAGATTGAAATGTTGCCACCAACAAATCTTCTGAATCAATTAATGTTACATCATTGATTGGCCCCCATCGGAATGCTCCTGCAAAACCGGCATCTATTGAAGAAATACCGGGCACGATAGTTGTTAAGTCAATTTCAGATGTGTTTACTCCGGCTGATACTTGGAAACCCATGTCATCTCTCCTACTTTTAGTTAATTAATATAAAGTTATCTTATTATGATTATTTATAAAAACCCCAAACTCTGTATTTTTAATGTTTATTGAGATATAAATACTTATATGAACACGCGGAGGTAACATGAAAGAAATTGAACGCTTTTTAACAAAGATAGACAAGAACACAGGAAGTGGATGTTGGGCATGGAAGGCTTCAAAGACACGACAGGGATATGGAATGTTTTCATATCAAGGAAAATCTATACCTGCACATAGGTTTTCTTATCTACATCATAAAGGAGAAATCCCCACAGGATATATTGTACATCAAAGTTGTGGTCAAAATTCATGTGTGAATCCAGAACATCTAATAGTATGTACAAAATCTGAATCAAGAATGGACTACAATTCTACAAGAATACATCCAGACGCTAAAAAATTACTTCAAGATATAAGACATGATAAAGAGGAACCTGATGCAGATTTTGGGTTTGGAATAGACGTTTAAAAATAACTTCTCTGTGATGGTGATACTTCCCACTTTTGACCTGTATTGTCCGTGTAGGTGTCTTCTTCACGACCATCATCAATAATACCAAAAGGAAGCATATCCTGTTCAAACTGCTCTTCAAATTCTTCATACATCTTTTGTCTAAGGTCGAGATTTGTTATATCCTTGAAGTACCTCTGTTGAACCAGCCAAGCAAAGATTACTAACGTCATTGCAAGGTCATCGTGGGCTCCTTCTTCTGCTTCAAATGAATTGTGCCTAGATGCAAAAGTAGTTAACTCAGCAATAGTCTCAAAGTCTGGAACTATTAACTTGTCTGTTTCAATCATTTCTTTTAGAGTGGCACAACCAATCCTTTTAAGTTGTTTACTGGTTCGTATTCCAAGCTGAATGTTCTTTGAAAACCCCCCTCCAATTTGTTGACCTGCTCTACCTTTCATCGAAGTTATCATGACATTTTCATATTCAAGGTCATAATGTAAAGTCTCTGCCACCTGTGCACCCATATCATTAATTTCTAATAAAATAAAGGCGGTGTTATACTTCATTCCCACTTGATATATAATATTTGGATATAACATAGGAGAAATATTATTGTCTCTATACTTTGCAACTTGACGATAAGGTATCTGTGAAACATCAAAAACAGAGAATGCTGAAAAATCTTGGCCCTTCCCTTGAGCTGTATCCACAATCATACAGTATGTGGCTTTCTTGATTGGTTCTTCATACACATCAATATTGTTTTTTGAAAATACAGGCTTCTTGAATACCATTGACCGCAGTTTTGACGCATCTATAAGAGTATGAGTTGAACCTAAAAATTCACAAAGAAACTCTTGATTGAATTGTACCTCTGAGGTATTTTTGATGGTTTCTTGTCTCCACTTCTCATCTCTGCCCGGTACTTGTGTATAGTGTACTTCAATTGGAACATAGTTGTTGCGCTTCTCTTCTGCGTCTATCCACATTTTATAGAAGAGATTCATACCTAGCGGAGTAGAAACTATAAACACTTTGGTAGTTTCACCAGAAGATATGGTAGGATAAACAGAGGTAAAGAATGATTCAGCGATGGTATTCGGCACGTGTGCGAACTCATCAAGAAAAATGATGTTGAAAGAAGATCCTCGAACTGCTGAACCAGAAGTCGCAGATGCCAACATCTTTGAGCCATTTTCTAGCTCAATATTTCCCTTATTCCAAACCGTCACACCTTGTTGAAGAAACTTTGGTAGGTGTTCGTATGCTAACTGTAATCGCGACAGAAGTTCTCTAGCTACAGCACCCTTGTTCGCAAGTACTGCCACATTAACTTCTGGATTAAACAGTACGAAATGCAGTAAATAGGATATGATTGTAGTGGATTTGCCCGTCTGTCTGGGCATTTTACATATCACAAATCTTTCATCATGAAAATGATTTATCATGTCTTCTTGAAAATCCCACATATCAAATGGAACTAAACCACGATCAACATTCACAATTTGGACATAATTTTTAATAAAGTATAATGGAGATTCCATACACTTTTTGTACTCTTCAACCGATTCTGGTGTCCAATCTACTTTGACACCTGTACCTTTTAGATTAGGATTTCCGAGGTAAGATTGTTTGGATGCCATCACATTTCTCTTTATTCATTTTTTATTGATTTTCCAGTTTTAAGAAATTTCTGTAATTCTGCTGTTGAACCCACAAAAAGATTATTAGAAACATTTTTGGGCCCAGAAGTTTCCTGTGAAATATCTTTTTTTGTCTTATGTAAATTTAATAGTTCTTTATTCGTGTCAGTAAGTTTTCCGATTAGCTGTCCGAAAACTTCCATTGCGCGAGGGTGTTCTGAACTTTTAGCAATTTCAAGCATCTCTTCCAACCCATCTTGTCCACGTTCTATGAGGTTGTAAAGGTTTTCTCTCACATATTGGAAATCTGTTTCAATGCCACTATCATCATTTGTGATAGCAGGAACGATACGTTCTGTCTTAACTACTTCTTTCTTAGGTTTTTCTACAATACCTAAAACTTCATCTAAGTGGTCATCTATATTCATAGGCATCACATCTCTCATGTTGCTATATCAGTACCAGTTGTTGGATCATTGTATTTACCTTCATCAAAAAACTCAAGCGTTTCTGAAAACCCATAATCAGAGTCAGCTGTTGCAGAAAGAGGTGAAGGTGCAATTGAAACGCGAGATTTGATTGTAGCGTCTTGTACACCATCAGTAGTACTTTCGTTTACAATTCTTGCCCTACTGAATGTTCTGTACGAAGTACCTTCATCAAATCCGTCTAATAGTATATAGTTTCTGGTATCTGGTGTACTATCTTCAAATATGATAAATTCTGGTAATTCAATTTCTGTATCGCCGCCAGGAATTCGGAAATTAACTTCAATTGATTTAATAATTTGACCAGATGTAACATTTGGATAGATAAATCCTTTAAGTGTAAATGAAAGAGTCCAAGTAATAGTTCTTCGTGCTGATAAATCACCTTCATATTCGTCTGCTACATCAGAAGAGTTTAACGTAATAGGAACATCTGCTTTGATATCCATATCGGGAATTGTATTAACGGTAACGGTAAACTCTGGTGTAAAATAAGGAAGTATCTGTTCTAAAATTTGAGTTCCATCTTCAGCATTTTTGACAAGTATGAACAGTTGAAAATCAAAATTATAAGGAACAGGATTATACATTGTGACCATACTGGTAGTAGTAGAAGAAGTGTTTGCTTTAACATTTCTACCAATCGTGTTCAATTTTCTTACTGAATCGTAAGAAACACCTGTCATCGCAAACCCCATTCTTGGAGTTCTCGTCGCTGTAACTTTTCTCTCTGCAGTAGTATCTTGAACAGCAAGCAGCCATTTCTGTTTGGGGCCATACGCAAGAGGAACTTTTATTCGTTCAACAATAACACCAGCTGAATTCTTCCTTTCAATATTGATATCATTGAAAAGAGTTCCAAACACTGCTACATATTTTCTTATAGTTTGATGATAAAAGGTAGATCCTAACATTAGTACCCTGTTCCTTCACTAAATGGATTACCCTCTGAGAAGTCAAGTATAGAGTCAGCCACAGTTTCAATCCCTACATTATTTGCGTACGAATCGGTTGATATTGCTTTATCATCAAAAGAGGTTGTAGCATAAGATGCACCAGATTCAAAATATGGTTTACCTTCAGTTGAAGAGTTTGGAGTATTTGTTGTTCCATCCTCTAAGAGAAGTGTAGTGTCATCTTCTAACGCTACAGAAAAAGGATATTCAAACATTTGGTTATCTGCATCAAAAGCTCCAGTGATATTTCCAATTGTAAGAAGACTTGTGCTGGAATTCCAATCAAAAACTTCTCCTTTAATTGAAGAGTTTGCGTATCCAGTAGAACCTTGATACACCTGTTCACCAACTGTAAATGTACCAGCTCCAGTACCGAGTGTAAATTTTATGGAATAAGATTCTTCTCTTTCTATCTTATCCAACTCTTCAATACCAGTATCAATTGCTTCATCCGAGTATTCAAAGAGCTCACAAACTAAATCAAAAGTTTGCAGTCCACCCATCTGATAGAAAACATTCGTATCTTGCACGTGTTTAATCTCAAACAGGGAGTCAGACAAAGGAAAGAAAATAAGGTCACCCTCTAATGGTTCTTTATCTCTATTCCCTGTTTCAAAATTTAAATCTGTGAATCTTCTGCGAGAAATTGTAAATGTAATTTGATCTCTTACTTCTAGTCCAAAATTACTTACAAATGTACCGTCACCTTCAAATCCGTCTACACTCTTAATGTAAACTTCTACCATACGAGCATCTTCAAACTTAGAAATACGATCCTCTCCGTAGATAGAATCTGTATTGACCTGAGTTCTGGGCATATAGTGTACATCAATACCAAAAGATTTGATAGACTCTATTACGATACTTTCAACAAGCTTTTGATCTGCTGTATTAGTTCCATAGTGATTAAAGTACTGATTGGTTGCCATTTATATCCTCTAACCCATGTAGAAATCGTCAGGCAGCTGATACTCTAGCCTTCCTTCAACTTCTAATTTTTCAATTTCTGTAATTGCGTCATCATATAATTGTCTTCCATTTAGAGTAACACCACCTGGCAATTGGACACCTTCAAATTTTATAAGGTTCATTCCCCATTGCCTTTTTAGTAGTGCTGTGCAGTATTTTTTAAGAAAAATATCACTATACGCATCAGTATATGTTTCTGGATTCATTGATGCATAAGCTTCAACTATAACAAAGTCATCTATTCTAAGATCAGAACTCCAATCTATATCAAGATACACTCTATCTCTGTGCCGATTGAATCTAAATCTGGGCATTCCAGAAAAAAGATTTTGAATAGTAGAGAGGTATTGTTGTGTGAAAACATAACTTTTCACATCACCAGCTGAACCCATAGTATAAAGGTCATTCAATGCGTACTGATAGTTGACTGAAAACATATTTGTACTACCACTCAAGTTTTCGGAAAGTGGTATAATTCCTGTGATACCAATATAACTCTCATCCAAAGAGAGATAATGATTATCTATATCACCGATAGTTTGAGTTGTACTCGCATGAACAGTTGCTGTTGCACCGCTTGAAGCTCCAGTAATAGTTTCTCCAGCAGTCCATGTTGTCGTGATATCAGTGTAATATGTGTTACCATCTCCAACTGCTATGGCATTAGAATTATTTTTTGTAACAGGAGTTGAATATCTTATTGTAGTGTTTGAACTAATATAGTCAGCAAGTGTAGCCTTGAGCCCACTCGTTCCTCCCTCAATGGTTTCTCCATCAGAAAAAGTACCAGTTGGAGCGCCGGCCAGTAATTGTGTTGAAGCAGTAATTTGTTTCTTTACA